GTGACTATGGATCCAGCATTAGCAGCAATTATCGGAGGTGCGTCAGGAGCATTGATAACAGGTGGAATTACAATCTTTACAACACTTATCCATACCAATACTGAAAAGCAAAGACATAAGAAAGAAATAGCTACACAGATAGCACTGACAGAGTATAATGCAGCAGCAAGTATTGTTCAACGTCGGGGAGGCAAACTTCCTCCTCCCCAAACATATATTGTGTATTCTCTGAAATTTATGGAAGATGTAAACTACAACGATCCACCAGAGAAAATTGCGAAACAGTTAAAAGCTATAACGAAAGATTCAAAACAGTTGACCGACTTAATGAAAGATAATCAATCAGAATATTAGAAGAACACGATGCCAATAAGAATACCGCATATAAGCGAAATTGCAGCAGCCTTAATCCTCTTGAGCTTCGACTTTCTCAATAAGCTCTCTAAATTGTTGATTTGTTTCCTCGAGTCCTCGAGTGCTCTCTTGAGCTGCACTATTGTCAGCTGCAATTCCACTGATGTGTTCTCGGAGTTCTCTGCTCTCTGCAATGCTTCGCTCAAGCCGGCTTCTAAGGTCCTGGATCTCTCCAGTAAGTTCTCTATTTTCACGTTCTGCGAGCTCAGCGATTGCTTGAGATTGGCGGTGTGCAGCTCGTAGCTCGTCAATAGAGATCTGAGTTCCGGAACTAGGTCCGAACAATCCGAGTCCGGGGAATGATCCAACGGAAAAAGTGGTAACAGCACCGAGGAGAAAAGCAATAACAGCAACACCAACCATACGGAATATCTCATTCATTCGCCCCTCCGCTCTGCTTTCGTTTTAATGCCGGGCCAAAGAAGGCCGCTGCTTTCTCCGGAGCTACAAAGAGAGCCAGAACTGTATCGATCTTTGCTATCCCCGCGATGATCTTTGTAGGATCTTCTTTTGTTATAATTCCCCATGTTGTAAACCCGATGGACCATATTACAATCAATGCGATTGAGACTGAGCTTGACCACTGTACAAACCTGATTGGCTTCATGCAACCACCTTACCCGTTAATCTGTCATGAACCGCAATCTTGAATGCACAGAACTTCTCCGGGTAATTAACAAACCATTTCGGACAATCCTTCCAGCCCACGATCCGATGATGAGTTGTAATATCCTCTACCGGATCCAGATCGAACTCAGTGCAAAGTTCCGCCGATAACCTGGCAGTGCTTGTAAGAGTTTCTCGGGTGAACCGGCCAGACCAATCCGGATGACAGAGTTCTATTCCAAGTGTGCAGTTATTCGGATAGTCTCCGAATTTGACTTGTGCATATTCGGTATATTCCCGGCTTCCAACATGGTAGGCCATTTCATTTGTGGGTATTATCTGCAGGATCTGCCCGTCTATCCCAATAATAAAATGCGCTGATCCGTAGCCGTTCTGACCATGACGGCACTGCTCGAAAAATTCCCTGTTCTGCTCTGGAGTTGTCATGGGATTTGCCACCCAGTGTAATACGATTCCCCGGACCTGGTGTAACTTTGTCCCGGGCCGGGAAAACTCATTGATCATCAAATAATCATTGTTTATTTCCAATCTCATGGCCTACCCTCCAAACACCATTAACCATGTAGGAACAGAGGCAATTAACCCCACAACCAAACCGTATATTACGAGACGAACATCCACCTTCCGTTCCCTTGATCTATTTCTTTCATCCAACATAGTATCGAGCCAGATTTTCGTCGGGCATGTGTCGAATCGAGTATCCTGAAAGTGCTGGGTCGTCATTTTTATTTCCTGTATGTCTCTGTGGTTCTCTTTGGTGATCGCTGCAATACCATCACCATTGAAACCAATCAATACCATCCAGATTTGATCAACCTGTTCTTTCAATGTTTTCGGTTTATCGACATATGCCACAGTATTCATCCTTACAGGCTTCTATTTTCCTATTTCTGGGGTTGTTTCTTCACTCTATCTATTTCCAGCAGCCCCAGAGCCTCAATCCTATCAATGTCCTCAATCGAAAGCTCTCCGAAATGTTCCAGGTCGCTTTCAGTTAAAATTGGATCCGGTGATTCTACCTCACTCTCTGCCATTTCATTGAGATACTTGATAAACTCAGTATATCCGTTCGTTCCAGGCTGAATCTTAGGAGGCTCACCTGAGCCATGCTCTCGTATATAATCGTTTCGTGCTTCTTCGAATGTCAGAATTTCTTCATTTAGAGCCTTGATATACTTCCGAAGTTTCAGCGCTCGTCTCCCATCAAGTCTTGTTTTGTAAAGCAGCTGTAGTATTTCTCTGTTTGCGATGATGATCCCTAATTTCATATTTTCTTAATCTCCCTACTAATTGTTTTTCTGATTCCCTCTCTGGTTAATGGTTATATTGTCGTATCTCATATGATCTTGAACACTAAACAGCGGCCAGAACCATCGGCGCTCGATATGAACCACCGATCCGACGTGTCAATGCCACTCGGTGCTGGCCTTTTTACAGTGTCCGTTCCAGTGATTCATTTTATAGACACTTCCTCTATAGATTTTATTTCTTCCGGCTTTTCTGGCCATGTTACGGTTTCTGGAAAACTTTTCTGCTTAGTAATATCCCTCAGTTTCTGCCGATATTGGATCACAGCCGATTTATCTGGAAGCGGATAGTCGGGCAACATGATGTGATCCGTCTCCCGAAGAGCTTGAGTTCTTTTTATCCGCAAACATTTTGATAATGCGTCTCTGATTTGGGTAATATCATCAATCCTTTTATCTGTCATATAGAGCTCCTTTATACCGCAGTAAAATTACTAAGCGAGTGGATATAGTTATAATAATCTGGATTATAAGCATCCAAAGTGAATCCAAGTTTGAGTTGATCTATCGTGGCTGTGCGCCCATCCCGTGTGCTCTTAAAATAGAGACTAATAATGTCTCCGGGTTCTACGGTTAAATCATATGTGTATACATGCTGACCGTCATCTTTTTTATAAGTCTGATTAACACCATTCAATCTAAGATAACACTCGAAATCAAATGAATATTCGGTGATTCTCCAGTAAACCTTAACAGTTCCATCCCAAGGGAAATAAGGCTTTACCAAATAATAATGCCACGAAGTATCATCATGTCCTTCAGATACGGTGCAAGAAACCCGGTAGTCCGTGGTTGCTGTAGCGGTAGGATTTCCTCCACTTGCATTATCCACATAGGTCTTGACCGCTTTTTCGGTGGGTATCTTCTGGTCGGAATCATCCGCAAGAGTTCCGTCTGCACTTATCACCGCACCATCAATTACAACCCTACCCCCATCCTCGGGTTCGATAATAACATCTGTTAATGCATAGTCGGTGTTCCATGTTACCCCGTCATTATAATGCTGTATCACATCTGCAACAGCGATATCAGTTTCGAAATCCACCAATACTTCGTCTAAATATGTTGCATATCCATCGTTATTTTTTATATCAAAATGGCCAGAAAAAGTTCCGCCAGTATGAGGATCAAGATCAGCCCCAGCATCTTCTGTGGTCTGCTGATCGTCAACTACCAGCGTCACAGTATGATCCCCAGCATGGTGCACCAAAGCTATGTAGTGCCACGCATTCGCTGTAATAGAAAGCGTACTCGAGTCATTATATGTAAATGACCCAGACTCTTTAACTTGAATAGTTACTGTGATCTGCGGTGATCCTCCATTATAATTCCAGCCAGCGTAAATATAGGTTCCATTGTCTGTATCTACATGGTCAGTTATCCATAAAAGATTGCATCCGACCGCACTTGTTGAAACGCCAGTATAAAACCATCCCCCGAAGGCCCACGCATCATCATCGAGATTTATATCGCCCATGTCTGAGTTGAAAGAAAGATATCCTGTCGTCGAAGCCGATGCACAATACATGGAATACGTTCCAAACTTCTTCGTGCCGCTTGAATATGAAATATCAGTTTTCCCCGACCAGTTATCAACACCGTGCTGATCTTCTGCGTCATTCTCACAATCAAAAATCCTACAGGTCGCCTCTGGCAACATTGCCATTCTTGGAGCGGTGTTCGCAGGATGTACGATGCCTGTCATACGCCCGTAAGTAACAAACTTGTCATCACTATCAACACCGCCAAACTTTACAACATCTGTCGTAGACCACGCCGCATTTCTATAAACTGAAAATATTATCTCATCTTCATCCAGATAAACTTTCCTATCGCCATCATCGGGAGAGGCCTCAGAACCAGTTCCGGCATATCCAATCGTCAGCGTGGTCGTGAGGCTTGCAAACTGCGCCTGCAACCCCCCGCTAATAACCAGTCCGTCCGCTACCGTGTACTTGATACCTTCTCCGGTGTCCGGGTCTCCAACCTGAAAACCCACACTTCCGTCCATGCTTCCGAACCGGGCCAGCTCTCCCCCCGATCCATCATCAATCACAATCGCACCGTCGGAGGATATCAGGTAGTCATCCCCGGTAAGATCTCCACCACCTTCCAACTTCACAGTGTTTCCGTCCGCAACATACAGACCGAAGTCGGTAGCCGTGTATGATCCTATTCCTCCCAGATATCCGAGAGCCGCCTTCAGCGTAGCCCCGCTCCAGATCTCCACCCGGTTGTCTCCGGGGTTCAACTCTATTCTATTATTTCCGTCTGCCGCGGATTGAATTGAATCAGCGGATATTATCCAACCGCCTACATCTCCGTTATCAGCTACTATTGTTCCCCGAACAGTTACCTCGTTAAACTCTGCAGCGCCGGCATTATTTATCTGCCACCCTGCAGATCCCGCCGAATAATTGGCACTCTGTAGGTCACCCTGGATAGCCAGACTGGTCCCATCCCATTCGATAAAGTTGTCCGCATTTCCTAGGAATTTGAATGTGCCGTCATCTTTGATACGAGCGGTCCAATCATCAACACTCTCGTCTCCGTTGTAGAATCCAATAAACTCTGCGGTGAAGTATAATCCGGAAACACCTTTTATCGATTCTTCACCTTCAGTGTTCAGCGCCGAACCTTTGATCACCTTTTTGATGTTGCCAAGATCATCCAATCCTTCATTAACCCTATCGACCGTATCAATAACATCCCCTGGAGGAACCACTGCGTATGTTCCGCTGATGACTGATCCGACAGGAGTACCAAGATCCGTTACGCCGATAGCTTTATAATCAAATATCTTCTTTACTTCGTTCCATGATTTTTTAATTACCCTGACAATGGTATCAACATTAAGTGAAGTTGTATTGTAGATACGAACATAGTCTCCTATATCCACCTCATCTTCGGATTGCCATTTATAGATCCATCTCCCGTATTCAAGGTGATGAGCCATGGCGGTTGCAAGCGCTACGGCGATGATACCGTCGTAAATATAATTGGCTTTGTATTCCTTTACTGTATTCCCGGTTGCTGGAATCAGATTGGTTTTGTTCGCATGCCGCTTCAGTAACTGCGCATCTCCGGTTACAACCACTTTGCGGATGGTGTTCCAGGATGCGGATGAATACCATGGTTTGTCGGGGCTCTGAATGTAGAATTGAAGATCCGCATAAGATACTCCGAATGCAGAGCTGACAAGACTGACCTCGTTATTATCCGTTTTTCCGCCGGCACCGATCCCAATAAATACAGAGTTCCAGAATCGTTCGTTAGTCCAGCTTACAGCATGATTGCTTGTGTTAAGCCACTCAGAGTCTTCTACAGGGTTCTCAAACTTGAATCGCCCGGGGATGCTCGGCCAGTTCTTCGCCGATTCATTATCTTCGACCGAGGCATACTCCTCCGATCCATCCCATTCATAACATACGTCAGTGGTTAAAACCTTAAATACGGTGGGAGTGGTAACATCCGAATATGTCTTTTTACAGAGAGTTATGCCTGTTTTCTCTATCAACTCATGGTAATGTACCCGGACCTGATCCTCGTCAATATCATTCTTGGATATCTCGATCTGCCTAACCGTGTTGTTTTCTTCAAATGTATGAGAAGCTGCCGGAATAGTCTCCGGAGCCCAGTCGTAAACATAGAGCTTTCCGCCATCGGATACATCCAGTACATGATGGTAATCCCACAGAATATCTCCGATGGCATCTATATATCTAGTACCTTCCTCGAATGTGACGGTGATCTGCTGGAGAATATCGACTGTAATGTTTATATCTCCCGAAGCTACTCCAGCCCTGTTGAGAAGATCGTGAATTATTGAATTTTCCGTATCTGATGTATTACATAGGTATTGATTGATATACTTAACATCACTCTGGATTGACCTTTCAAGGAGCCATGAAGAGTCAAACGCTTCAAAATCAATAACATCTCCATCCACAGATGCGGTAAATGTCGTAACCGGCCGGGCATAGCCTTTGAACCAGAGAGCACCATCTTTTTCAATCTGAACTTTTATCTCTTCCACATTCATAAGATGCGGTATAAGGTTGATGTCACTGTCTATCTGAAATTGTGCACTATTACGGGCGACCCTACAGTCTTCATCGTGAATCTGCTGAATTTTCTGGAACCCGTTGTATCGTACTAAGTTTTTACCGCTGTAATTGGTAAGATCAACCCATCCACCGCCATAGTCTATGTACACGGTATAGCTCATACAAGCGCCTCCACGCGTCCGGAGCGTTGACCGCGTTTGATCGCAGATACGATATACTGAGCAAATTCTTCGGCACCGCCTGGTCCGTATATATTGCCGTTGATCTGAATTAATATTCCGTCTCTTCTGGTGTCCGGCTGAGGATCGATACGCACCCGTTCCCGACCTGCTTCACCCACAACAATGGTTTGTGGCTTCGTGGCGATGAAGTCTCCTCCCTGACCGAAAGCCGGAAGCGGTTGCGATCTAATAGCTGCAACCTGAGCCATACCGGCTGCTGCTTGAGCCGCGGCGAGAGGTGCAGCCCAGGGGGCCCCAATGTTTGCAAAGGTTTTTGTGACAGCCGTGGCAGTATTGATCAGCGCCTGGAAAGTCGCCCACTTTTTCTGTGACTTTGCCTGTTCACGCATCAGCTTTTTTTGCTCTTCGCTGCCCTCTTCAGCAGCGTCGATTTGCTTCTGATACATATTTGTCTGTATGGTTGCTATAGATGTAAACCCGCTCTGTATAGTGGAGACATACTGCATTGCGTAATTCATTTTTTCCTGAAACTCTTGCTTTGCTATCCGTTTACGCTCTTCCGCCGCCTGTTTTTCCGCTTCATACTCGGCTTTTATCCGGGCAATTTCTCTCTGACGATACTCTTCACTTATATCATCCATACGGGCGATAAGGTCCCGTTTCGCCTGCTCCTGCTGTTTATCAAACCAATCGTTTACCACCTCAACTTCATGTCCGCTCTTGACATATGCTGCGGCCATCTCGTCCAAGACGCGCTGCCGCTCGGCTTCTATTTTCTGAAACGTATTTGCCTGAGCTTCGAATTCTTTCTGTCCATATTTTTTCCGGATTTCAAGCCGCTTCGTTGCGGCTGTTTCGTTCATTTCAAGTTCTTTTTGAGTCTGTTCCTGTTCCGCTTTATTTCCTTCTTCCCGAGCTTGCAGCTGTCTCTGCAGTATGGCGAGCTTATTTTCTTCACCTCTCAGCTGGGCATCTATTTCTTCCCGGCTGTCACTCTGATATCCGAGTATGCTCTCGCTATTGGATTTGAGTTTGCTTGCTGTATCCAACTCATTTCGAAGTTTTTCAACTTTACTTTCCTGAAGCTTAATCTGTTCCTGTAGTGATAAGGTTTCACCTCTGGCACGTTTGTTGAGTATATCTCGCAGATCCATTAATTCGGTACGAGCGGTTGCAATACTTGAAATCCAGTCTGTTAATCCGGTTACAAACGGCTGAATGCCCTCCGCAACGGCTCGACCCATCGTTTCTTTGAAATCACCGGCTGCATTGCTCAATTGCTGCAAAGATCCATAGCCGTTATCGGCTTCAGCTTTCGCAACCTTAAAGCCGTCGGCCATGGCCTTCTGCACGATAGCCATTTTCTCACTTTCTGTACTGGCTGTTCTCAACTCGGGTATATAACGTTGTAAGGAAGTAAACTCCCCATTTAAAGCATTCGCCACACCTCTGAGAGCCTGCTGTGTTCCGATCCCCAATGCCTTAGATAGACCGATGGCTCCCTTTGTTGCCTCCTCCATCTGCTCATCCGTCACACCCAGGGACCTTGCCTGCTGCATAAGTGACAGTGTTGCTTCGTCACCTACAGTGGTAATACCCTGTATTTCCGAGGCAATCCGTTTATATTTCGGCAGCAATTCGTCTACATCACCGCCGGTGGACCGGATAGACGCGGCGAGCTTCTGCTCAGCCTGGATCTGCTCGCCATAGAGGTTGATAGATTCTTTCATGGTGGAAATGACGGCACCGATTGAAGCTGCCGCTGCCACATAGCCAGCAAACGACTTAACGGCCGTTTTTGCCATCATGCCGAGCTGACCAGACAGTGAGTCGGTTTGCTTTTGCGCCTTCTGCATCGCACGGACCGCCGCCCGCGTTTCCGCCCTCAGATATACTTTTAGATCGTCAGCTACCGGCATAACCTTCTTCCACCGCCTCAATAATATGAATAATCCTCGCCTGTTCTTCAGCCCACCCCCTGTTCCCTACAAAAGGAAGAGAGCCGAACAGGCGCCACCTATACCACAACTGGAGTGCAGACCAGAAATAATCATCACAGTAATTCTTAACTTCCGACCTCCACACCGTATGCAGCTTCCCATCAATTTTCACTCCCAGCCTACCGTCACCAATTTGCCGGTAAACTTTAGCCTCAGCGTGGCCCTGTTTCCAGAGCTGCACGCCGATCGTTATTTTTTTTTATCTACCGCCGTCTGTTTTCTCAGATGTAACCACACCTCCATGGAAAGACTTTCGAGTGTCGGCTCGGTGAGAAGCTGCTCACCGGTAGTGATACCACGCTCCTCCTGCCCGTCGTCAATTGACAGGTTTTCAATTTTTGTAATCATCGCGGCAGTGATCTTACCCTCATATGCAAACGGCTTTTCGAGGTCCCCGGACTCAAGCAATTCCTGTTGTTCAAGAAACGAGAGAAAACGCCAGTGAATTCGGATTTTCCCTTCCTCTTTACGCCCTTGATTGAACAGCTCGGGTATGTACACACCGCCGCGCGTTACTTTGATGGACGGCATTAAGCCACCTCACGCAGATAGAAGGTCGGCTCGGGGTCTCCCGGGGCAATCCGGAAATTTCCGCTGAAGCTCTGTGCATCCTCGCCGCCGGCACCGAGACTGGTGGAAAGAATCGATACCTTTGCCCAGATGAAAGCTTCTTTCTCCCCGGATGCGGTCGATTTCTGAACTACACCCTTCAGGTAGATCGGGCTGTCGTCGATCTCATTCACCGTCACCGACCCATCGGTTGCCTGTTCGATCACCCTGATGAAATTGTTGAGCACATATCCGGCTGCAGTTGTTACTCCGATCTCAGTGATTCCCTCTAAACTACCGGTCATGTCGGTTTTTCCCGCCCGGTATCGCTTAACACCGTCGCTGATGGTAGTCACATCAATCTCGGCTTTGTTCATCTCAATCGAGAAATTGGATATGTCCGATTTCTCCGTCTCATCGAGAGGCTGTACAGAGTCGCCGGAAGCAGGAACAAGAGTCCCGTCATCCCAGAACAAATCACCTACAGAAAGTCCGCTGGGAAGAGCCGAGGTCTCTGCAAGCGCTGAGACGCTGTACCAGCCTTCGCCAGTTCCATCGCCCGACGTTCCTCCTGCGAGCTCGTCGAGATCCTGAATCCCGTCTCCATCCAATGCAGTGCCGAGGTCAACGGTTACAAGTTTTCCGTCACTGCCTATCAGTCTTTCAATTTCTGCCATTTTATTTACACCTCCGTGTAATTCACAGTTGTATCAATCACCCACCTGTACAGGCCGGTATCTTCCAATCCGAACGCCTGTTCATTCGTAACCACAACAGACGTGATTTTTATTTCACCAGACACCCCGCGAATTCGCCGGAGTGCATCCTTCATTTCCGCCCGTAGGCTGTATCCGTCCCGCTCTTTCGAGTAAATGTCAATCTGTACATCAGCCGCCCCTCCGTAATAACTTAAGTACGTTTTCTCGTTACTATCCGACAGAAGAGATACAACGGCAAAAGGTGATTTCGCGGTCCTCTGCGGCACATAGGTGTAGATCGTACTGAAAGAAGCCATGAGTGAGGAGTCTGCTTCAAGCTGCGTTTTAAGTTCAACCTCTGGCGCTCTCGGCATATGCCCTCCGCTTTGCATCGTTCCACTCGTTCTTTGCCTCTCTCAGTGCCTTATTTTTTCCGGATCGAATGAACGAGCGAGGCTTTACGTTTCTGCTGGGAACTCCATATTCGATAAGATGGGCATGAGGGGCCTTCGCCTTCACCGCTCCGACAGTACCGCGGATATCATAGGAAATTCCATTTCTCAGGTTATAGGTCCGGTGAGTGACCTTTTTATCGAGAAATTCAAGGGTGTATTTGTAAGCATTTTCGGTAATCGGCTTGATCACCTGACGAGCACAGGCAATGGTGAACCCTGCGTAGCTGCGGATCACTCGCTTGCGCTTCACTGTACTTTTGCCGCTCATATCATCACCTTCCTGTATAGATCCCACACCTGGCGTATTTGGAACGGAAGGTCGCCTGCACCAATGTATCGTGTCTGATAACCGCCATCCTCCAGGTTTCCAGATCCGATCCATCCCACGGTTGGAGAATCAAGCCAGTATCCAACCAGTTGAATTATGGACTCTTCCAGATCGGACGGGACCGTCTCGAATCCGAAGTTACCAGCCACCTTGATATTGAACTGACCGGCGGGCCAATATGCCGACCGGTAAAGAGCGCCTATCTCCGATCGAATTTTATAATCCGTCACCTCATCGGCATCCTCCCAGTCCATATCCTGATCTATATGCACACTCGTGATGCTGTTTACCGGCCATTGATCGAGCATGAGAAGAACCTGGCCATTGCCATGATAGTATTTCGTCACATCCGCTGCAGCGAGGATCCGGCGGGTATAGTTCTCAGCCCTCTGTGAGGCGACAGTGATCAACCGCTCCGCTTCGGTCTGCCGAGAGTCGTCTATATCGAGTATCTCTTTTACTGTCGTCCAGGTAGTCAGGTCTGCCATCTCATCACCTCATAGCAGCGGGGCCCGAAGGCCCCGCATATCAGCCTTTAAGACTGATGGGGATTGCCTTTGATCACAACGGCGCTGATCGGAGTGCCAGTGCCATGGGTACCGCTGAAATCGGCAAGGAGCTTCAGGTACCGCTTACCTCCGATATACCCGAAGGTGGTAATAGAGGCGGCGGCATGAGCGGCAACAAGGGATTCGACGATGCCTCCCTCACCAACGCTCGAGAGCCCCTCCACATCATCGATATCTACCGCCTCGTAGGTGGCGTCATCGTCTGAGTGGGTGAGCTTGAACTCGATTTTATTGGTACCGGAGAAGGTGATACCTCCAATCCCAATATGAAGTGCGATCTCGGCAGATTCATACCCCTGCAGATCAACAGCTGCTGGAGTATTATCGCTGGTATGAACCTTCGGCTCTATTGCCTCGGCAACGGCAATATTATTGTGTATGTCACGCATAGCATTCCTCCTTAGCTTGCCGCGGTCTTCAGGACCTTGATGGCTTCGAAATTACGAACTCCGCCACCGACACGCTTGGTGGTGTAGAAGCTCACATACGGCTTTGCACTGTATGGATCGCGGAGGACACGAATCGTGACGTGATCAACAACACGATACCCAGCTTTGAAGTTGCCGAAGGCGACCGCAAGGTTGCCGGCCGATGCAACGTCAGGCATGTTGTCTTCCTCATAGACCGGGTATCCGAGCAGCTGTGAAGGCTGTCCGGCCTGGAGAGAGGGCTGCCACAGATATCCGGTGTAGTCCGTTTTGAACTTCCGGATCGCACCAAGAGTGCTGCGGTTCATCATCCAGGCAGCTCCGTTGCGGTACTTTGCTTTCAGGGCATGCACGAGGTCGATGAGCTTCTTCTCAGGATCGGTATCGGCCCAGTCCGCGGCTTTGCCGGTTGCGATATACCCGAGCTTACCCCAGGCATAACTTGCGTCAGCTACCGTGGTGTAGCTCAACAGCCCCATTGGTTCATTCACGCCACTTCCCGTGATGAACGCCTCGCCTTCGGCTTCTGCAAATGCGATTCCGACCTCATCCACCAGCCACTGACCTATATCGATTGCAGCATCATCGAGAAGCTGCTGGCTCGCCTTCGGGTTGGAGTACATCTCGTGGGCAACGGTTTCGATCCGGGCAAGCTCGGGAGAATCGGTTTCGCTCCTCGATCCGGTCTCACCCACGAATGCTGCGGCGGCACCGCTTTTGGTGACGAACTCGACATAGGATCGGCCGTTGCTGATCGGCTGGACGGCTGCCAGCTGCCGCATAGCGTTCACGTCCTGAGCAACACGGATGATATCCTGACTGACGTTCTCGGGAACAAGCCACCCGCCGTCCGGATCCACCTGCACTGTTGCAGCGGCTTTGAACTCGCTTTCGTCGCCGGTGCGCATATAGGCATTGAATGCTTTGTCCAACACCCTGGTGCCGCCGGCTCCGCCGAGCTCCATCTTGTTGATGTTGTTTTCGATTTCCCCGACCCGCTCGATCACTTTCGCGTTCTCATCCAGGGCGGCCTGGATTTTTTCGATCTTCGCGTTCAAATCAACGAGTCCCTGCAGATCTCCGGCTTCAATCTTCTTAAGCCGTTCGTCGTTTGCATCCTGGAATGCTTTCCAGGCTTTTTTCTGCTCTTCTATTGCAGCTTTAATTTCCGGATCCATTAGATCCTCCTTCGCTGTAAAGTTGAGCAAGCTCACGAAATCCCTGTGCTATTGCGCCAGGATCCCCCTGGCTGCCGGCCGATGCAGGGTCCCCCTGCAGGGCACTATAACCTTGACTTGAAATTCGCTCTGCCTGCTTTTTGCTGAACCCGAGAGCCACAAGGCTTTCCTCGAGCTCACGCTCTGTTTTCGGCGCCACTGCCCGCCGCCTGGCTTCCCAGAGCGGCTGCGGCACCCGATGATATCCATAATTCCGCCAATTGAATGACTTAGCGGCAATATCTCCATAGTCTTCTATTGCATCAGCAAATCCGGCCTGAAATGCCTCGTCAGGGGAATACCAGGTCTCCTCTGCCATCGCATCAAGGAGTTCTTCCCGAGACAGCTTACTGCGCTCTTCATAGATTCCCACCATCTCATCTCTGATCTGATCGAGAGTTTTCGCCCGCTGCCGAAGGACCTCCGCAGTACCAAGCACAATCGTCCATGGTTCGTGAATCATGAGGAACGTTCCATGCGGCATGACCAGCCGGTTCCCGGCAAGAGCGATCACAGAGGCAATTGAGGCGGCAACTCCTGTAATGGTTACTGAGAGCCGATCCCGATACCGACTGATTGCATGGTAGATCGCCACCCCTTCAAATACATCACCTCCAGGAGAATTGAGATTCAGAACAATATCACCGCCTTTTGAGGCAATCTCATCAAGTTCTCTCTTGAAGTCGGCGGCGTATATTCCCCACCCTCCAATCTCATCATAGATGTCTATCTCAACGGTTCCGTTCTGAGATTTGATCTCATACCAGCTATTCTTCATCATTTACTCCTTCCAGTGGGTTGGACGTTCCTGTCCTGGTCTTGAGTGTCTCCGGAACCTCCTCTCCCGCCGGCTGCATGTTCAGCGGCCGTAAGTATTCATCTCCCTCTTCCACCGGATTCATGTTTTCTTTTTCCCGGATATCGTTCACACTGAGCCATCCCCAGTTACGGCCTATCGCATACGCCTCGTATCTGCTCTTCAGATCCCCGCGGGCAAGTCCATCTATGTTGAACTCTGCAATCAGATCCGGCTGTCTGATCAGATCGCGCAGAATAGCCTGCTCCCAGCGGACAAGCCATGGCCGGAGGCTATGTTTCACGAATGCCAGGTCCTGGTGTTCTATATTGCTGAAAGTGGCCCGCTCAAGGTCCCCGATCATATGCGGCGGAACGCGGGTAACACCCGCTATCTCAGAACGGCTGAACTTTCTGCTTTCGATGAATTGAGCGTCCTCGCTCGTCATTGCTATCCGCTCTATACTCATGCCCTCTTCAATGATTGCGGTTTTAGCCGAATTGCTCGCGCCGGAATAGTTTGCATCCCAGCTCTCTTTAAGACGTCTGTAGGCCTCGTCGTTTAGCTTCCCCGGATGTTTTAGTGCTATCCCGGGATTCGCACCGTTTTTCCACAAACGGTTTCCGTGCTCCTGCTGCCCGAGCGCTCCCCCTATGACCTCCCGCGCCCAGGTAAGCAGACTCACTCCGGTAAACCCGTCGATGGACAGCCCTCGGATGTGAAGTACTTCACTCTGATCCAGATCTACCGGCGATGCATCCTTTGGGCTGTAGGTATACTTCAGACGGTACAGCCGATCCTGTTCAACCAGCGTTTTGTCGGGGTGCATGGGGATGAGCTCCCGTACCTGACCATCTCGACCGCGTGAAATATATGCATATCCATTACCTCGCATGATCACGTGATAGGTAAGCATTTCTCTGAACTCAAAACTTGTCTGCCAGCTGTTGGGCTGTGTATGAAGCAGTCGATATCTTCTGTCTTTTACCTCACGGTATTTACCACCATCGGGAAGTCTTCGGTATAGCTCGAGCGGGAGAGAGGCAACGGATTCGGTTAAAACCCGTACAGCCGCGAAAAAAGCCGACACCCGCATAGCTGTAGTCTCATTTACCGGTATACCTGCAGAACTGTTGGTCGAAGTCAGCATTTCCCGCAGTATTTCAAGCGATCCGGCTTTTGGATTGAAGAATGCGGAGAATCTGTCTTTTAGTGTCACCCTCTCTCTCATAAGGTCCGAACTCCCCTTTCCTCGTATACAGAAGGACCGTTCGCCTGAGAAATAAGCCCTCTCCATGTCGCCATGATCGAAGTAATGACACCATCGATCCTGCTGGTATCATCGCCCCGTTTATGCTTAACCGGTTTTCTCGTATCGTTCGGTCCCTCGTAGATATGGGCCGAAAGCACATAAAAATCCATCACCGGGTTACCGCCGTGCTCCATTTCCTGGCCGAGCACCAGCCGTTCAAACTCGTTCGTCGGGGCGGTAAACTCTTTCGCGGACTGCGGGAACATCACTACCGGTAGGCCGTCCTCTTCGAGGCTCATGGCGATCGGCTGCGCATCTCCGTAGCGGTCAAAGGAAAGCTCGCGGACATCGAACTTTTCCATATCCTCCCTGATTTGTGCCTCAACCTCGGAGCGGATGATTGTCTCGCCCGGGTAGCTGATATATCCGGCATTCAGCCAGTCGAAATACCGCACTCCGTCCTGGACCGACTTTTCTTCCAGGCTTTCCGCAGGTACCCAAATTCTGTGAATGTACTTCCACTTTTCACCGGAGGCTGCAGGCGGGAAAGCGTAGGTAACGACTGTATGATCTCGAGTCATGGACGAGTCGAGTGCGGCATAACATACTCTTCCGGACAGATCATTTTCATCTATCACGCCTGAATTACAGAGTTTCCATTTCTCATATTCGATCCATGCGCTCAGAGATTGAGTCCAGACATTGAGCTCCTTCGTGAGGACCTGTAGTTTTGTGGAGGGCTTGTTCTCTGCCTCGGTTATAAGATTTTCAATCTGACTTATCTGTTTTCCGACATAGAGATTCGGGTTGCTTTTGATCCACACCGACCGGTCCCGCCAGTCGTCCCCCTCGTCGAGTGTGAAGATCATACCGAAATACGAATCATCCCGGACTACTCCTTCGAGTATCCGCTGCAGATATTTTTCTTCCTCATATGCAGGCGACTGAATGTCGAAGCCGGCGGTGGTGATGATGAATAACAGTGGCTGGGAGCGGGATCCCATGCCGGTCTGAACGACACCGACCATTTTGTCGTCCGGATGCTCATGGTACTCATCGATGATTCCGACGTGAATATTATGTCCGTCCTCGGTTTTGCTGTCCTGTCCGAGCGGGATGAAGTCGGCAAGACCGGTGGATAGCCAGATCCTGGTGGCGTTCACGGACTTGGAGATATTGATTCCGAATTCCCGCATGAGTTCCGGGTTCTGCTCCAGGGTAGCTGCAACAGAGTCCCAGACTATCCGCGCCTGGGCGCGTTTTGTGGCGGCACACACTACCCGCGGACCGCCTTCTCCATCGAGGCAGAGGCCTTTGATGCCGATCCCTCCGGCGACCGCCGATTTTCCGTTTTTCCTGGCAACAGAAATGTAAACTTTCCGAAAGCGCCTCAGGTTATTATCCTTCCGCTTCCAGCCGTAGATGTTGGCAATGATGAACTGTTCCCAGGGCTCGAGAAAGAGCGGCTCTCCGGTCAGGTCTCCCTGGTGGTGCCGGAGAAACATAGGAAAAAAGTCGACGGCCAGTTGAGCATCAGTCTCATCAAAGTAAAACTGAAAGTCCTCATCATCCTGCCAGTCGAGATCATTGATGAACCGCTCGGCAGCAAGCTTTACCCACTTGCACGCCACAATTTTCCCGGATAATACATCCTCTGCGTATTGGTGATATCGGTAATCCCCGATTTCCCTCACGGGCTGAACGACGACTTGCGCGGTTCTCATGAGGTCCTCCGTTTCAGCCGATCGTTCATGGTACGGATGTACTCCATCATGGGCGACTCTTCGTTTTTACCTCTGTTATTCCCGATCTGTTTCTCCGCGGCCGGGGAGGTCGGGAAACCGGCAATGAGTTTGGCAGCCTGTTTCAGCGAGTCCCGCATCACCGTAAGTTCCTGAGAGGTCTGTGAATTGCGTCCTCGCAGGTATTGTTCCAGAGTACGCTTTACCCGCCTTCCGGTTTCCGGATCAATAGGACGAAAGATGGCATTCGATGCCTCTTCCGCCAGGCCGAGCTCGGTTGCAATGATCGAGACCATTGGCTCATAAAGCTCCTCGCTAAGCCCGTTTTCTTCCAACAGTGCCCACAGATCGCGCCACGCTCGACGTGCGGCGGGAACATTGCGCAGGTACCTCGGGGCCTTACGATCTACCATCGCGACCCCCTTGGATTACCACGGGCTGTGTGTGTGTTCGATAGCACACACGGTTTTGCTGTTTCAGGCTATAGAGATTCGCCCCGCCCCTGCCCTTCCTGGGATTCCCAAACCCTCCATCTTCTCGAGCTGTCTTTCTGTTGTGGTCTGCTATGAGTCGTGGGATGAGAGTGTATTTCTCATGATCCGGTTCAACTTCCGGATTGTATGGCGGATTATGATCGACTGCATACAGCGACCACATGCTCTCAGGTATTCCGGCTTCCCGCAGTACTTTCCTTCTGATCCATCTCCACTTCGCTCCATAGCCACGTCGACTCGAAGGAGGCCGTCTATCATGGCTGCGCTCTTTAGCAGCCAAATAGGAGTGGGCCTCACAATAGCCGCCGGCTACTGCGAGACCCGGACATAGAGGAAATTTACATGGACCTTTAGGTTTTTTCGGCACTAAAAAACCCTCCCGGTTATTCACTAGGAGGGTACTCCACAATTAATGTAGAAAATAGGCAAATCTCTACATTTCTACATCCTGAAAAGGATGTACCTGATTCCGCCTTCTGTTAATCCGTGACGCCTTGCCAAACTACTGTATATCGCAGCCATCTTCGGGTTGTGTGCTGTGTCTAGTATATTCTCGAACTCTTTCTTGATCTGCTTATTTCGTTCTTCCTGTGCCGGCCACCGGGGAAGGTAGAACCGCCTTCCTCCGAACTTACTGCAGAGTTCAAGATATTCATCCCAGGACAGATGATCCTGCAGCCAAACCAGCAGACTGATGTCATCTTGCGGCTCTTCAGTAAGTACCTTTGGATTTTCCGCTACAGTTTCCTTTCCACTACTCATAACGCTATAGCTCCTTGATTTTCAATCGGCTCAATCCATCGGTGCTGCTGCGTATCGTATTCCCATATAAGCTGCCTGCATGAGTTGCACCAGGCCTCACGATCGATTTCACGAATTATCCCTCCGCATTTCGGGCACCTTCTCCCCGGAGGTGGTGATCGAAGCCTTGCTTTTTTTTTATACTGATTCCGGTATCGATGGACCCAGTCCTGATATTTCTCCGGGTTGAGCAGAAGCTGCTTCAGGAATCCGGGAGGTGATTTGATTGTTTCCCGCTTTTGCACTTCAGCTGCAGCCCAATGGACAAAGTCTGTCGATAAACCATGTGAGATTAAATTTTTAGCAGCAGTCTCGGCATCTTCACCTCCCAGCTGCAGATGAATATCGGCGGCAGCAGCCTGTACCTCTTCCGGTGTAACCGGCGGAGATTCCCCGGACTTATCCACAACCGAGGGGAAAAGCTCCCCTGCTGTCCGCTGCTGTCCTTCTTGTCCTGGCTTGGCTAGGCTAGGCTTGTCCGTGCAATTCGTCTGCTGATTTTTTTTATCTGTTGTATTACCGTTAGATGATTTTTCCTTTTCGTCATATGACGGTTGTCTAACGGTTTGATCATCTTCTTCATTCTTCTTTTTATTCCGTTGCTTTGCAGCAGCTTCCCGGGAGGCCATTGCCCGTTCCAGGTCCTCCTGGGTTTGTTCATTCCAGATGAAACCATCCTCTACTCTGATCAGTCCACACTCATCATCGTCAGCGAGGAATTCGATGAACTGATCGAACTCTCTTATTGACAATTGAAGTTTGTTTGCAATGGTGGCTTTGTTCCGCTTTTTGGATATATCAAGTTTACAATCCGAGGCTTTCCCTATAAACTCATTCAGCGCCCAGAATCTGCCATACCCTTCGAATCCGTACTCCGCAATTAGAGCCTGGTTCTTTGGATTATCGAGAGCGTCAGAATAATGTGAGAAGAAAGCAATGTTGTCTTTCATATAATTTCCCTTATGTCCAAATATTCATTGTACTATGTGCTCCACCAGAGCCATTTATCTTTCTCTTCTACGATCACTATCTCTACTGCACCATACTGCTCTTCAATCTCCGCCCAAAAACTGAAAGTCTCTTTCTGACTCATCCCGCCGGGGATATCAATGGCCGTCTGGTAGTCTTCGGCCTCCTCCGGCATAATAATGTCGCAGCGGACGGAATAGAAAAGCTCAGTCACCCCTCACGCCTTCAGTGATAACTGTTTCTGATTTCGCCGTTCATTCTCCGCTTCGACGAAAAGCTGTTCCTTCTTCTGATACCTGCGGAGAAATATCTTCATCCCTTGGTCCAAGGTCTTATACTCTCCCGGCATGATACCAACACCAGAAAGTAAATCTCTGCATTTCTTGATTTCTTCTGACACGATCATTGAACGGCCCCTTCTTCGCTCCCTCTCATGTCTTCTCCAGCTTCTGCCAGTTCGAATACACAATGTGGTTCCATAGCACAATCCTCACAGAGTGTTATTTCAGCACATAGGATTTTTTTCGCGAGATCCTCATCCGGTCCCAGAACCTGAGCAAGCGTACCGCCGAGCATCATCCCAAGCCCCTGCTGTCTGCGACAAGCTTCAATATCCAGAACATAGCGTTCAACTTTCACCCTCCAGAAAAACGGCAGTCCAGTATGTCCGATTTTCTTTCCACACACAGCGCATCTACTAACTTTTCTCAATTCCTGTTCTCTCATTACTTGCTCCAATCTTCCAGCAGCTTCACGCCGCTCTTTATCGTTTGGTCATTATCACAGAAATGAACCTGAACCTCTCAGCTCTTCCTCAAATACCTTTATTCGTATATTCTCACCGATCACATTCCCGTCCGGTCCGATCCGGTTGAGCTTGTCCTTCGCTTCCTGAGTAAGCTTAAAATGGGTGTTTCCATTCCGACAGAATTTCACTCGGAAATATGGACATTCAACTTCGGTAGTATCTTCGATTTTGGCGCGATCGATCACCGTTTTATCGGGTAGCGTTTTTCCATCGAGCAAGTAGCAAACCTTTTCAAGGTCATCAGTAACCGTTGGACGATTGAAGTAATAACCGAAAATCCTATTGTAGTCATGCGTCTGCAGAATGAAGAATATGTCTACCCCGTTATTGTTCCGTTTTTTCTTTGGAGCATTCCAGGAATTCCCGACATGGTACGTCTTTGTGATCAGCTCCTCATAAACACGCTTGCACATAAGGCGTACATTCTCGTATATGAGAGACTTCAGCCCGTCCAGCCAGCCATAAGCATTTTCCGGAGTGAAATCAGGTGTTCGAAACTCCTCGATTTCTTTCTCCATTTTTTCATACTCGGTACAGAGCATATATTTTTCCAATTGGTAGAGCCTAATCAGATAACGCCACATCATACGATCGATATACTTCTCCTCGCGGTCCTCCCCATGGTTTTCAAACCGCCATTCGATACGGTACGGCTCGTGCCATCCCCATTCATCGAAAGCCTCGTCTATTTCACAATCAAGGTTCTGTATCTCCTCAAGCTTCTGCATTAGATCAAGTTTTGCATGGAACATTGATTCAACCGTCGGTCTTGTCTGTATCTCTGTCATTACTTATTATCCTTTTCTGTTTACTTCGGCTAATAAACCCCGCAGCTGTTCATTGCCGGCCTAAAACGGAAGATCATCTTCATAGGCATCAGCGTGTGATTGGGCCGGTGCAGTGCTGCTCGCTTCATTCTTGTTGTTACCTCCACCCAGAAGCTGTACGTTATTGGCATGAATCTCCACCTTGCTGTAACTCTGACCGTTGTGCTCCCACCGGTTTTGACGAAGCTCGCCGAGAATCGCTATTTGCTTTCCTTTCGCCAGATATTGATGAAGAGCCTCTCCCCGCTTTCCCCAAAGGCTGATGTCGAAAAAGTGAGCTTCCTCGGTCCACTGCTCCCCGGACTTACGGCGTCGATTGACTGCTATTGAGAATTGGCATACCGCTGTACCGGATCCTGTATACTTTAATTCTGCAGCTCTTGTTAAACGTCCTATTAGAAGAACCTGGTTTATATCATTTGCCATTTTTTTCTCTCTTCATTTCTTGCCTCCAACCTGGACAAATCCTATCACTTGCCCTCTTGAGTTCCTTCGCATACATCTCTGAAAGATGGCGAAACATTCGCGCATGCCGTCTATTCATCCCATGGCAGTACATAAACTCTTTGAGTACGGTCATATTGTGCCCTATTCGATTTTCATGATTCTCGATGCAGTAATTGCACGCTCAAGATCTGTATATGCCATTCGATAATATGTTCGCCCGTCCTCAAGCATGATCTCAATAAACCCGTCTTCCCAGTCAGTGATATTCAGAACAACATCGCTTTCATATAGATCGGGATACCCTTTTTTAGTCTGCGGTCCGAACTCCCTTTTTATTGCAGCAAACTTCTTCATTGCGCTCTTATTATCGAATTGCATATGCGGCCTCCTTCGATCTTTCAAGGTGGTATTGAACTCTTACATCAGATTCACTACAATTGAATCTGCCGGCTTGCCGTTTTCTTACAGCTTCCAAATCGCGGCGAGTCGGCGCCCCTTTTACCGACACAACTCCACTCATCCTTTTTTCCGGAATAGTCCAAATAATCTTGTACATTTCCTATGCTCCTTTTTTTTCAATTGAACTCATATCTTTTCCAAGCTGCTTTCTCATCCCGCAGCATTCAACAACCGCTTTTGCCATATGGTCCAGGATCACATCTTCCGGCGCCCGATGCTTCTCTCTCTCGATGGCTGCAGCGAAAGCCCTGGCCGCTTCTTTCAACCTTAGATTTATACTCATGCTCGCTCCTTTTTCCCTCCGTGGACAATCTCATATACAATTTCAAGCTGCCGCTTTTCGTAGTTCACCTGAACCTTGTTGTTGCATTCCAGAGAACAGGTAGTAAGAAGATTCCCCGGATGGTGAATGATCTCCTTGCCGTATTTCTTTATCATGGCTTTGGACTGAGGAATCCGGTGGGCCAATTGCGCAGTAGCGAAATTTACAGGCCTATTGCACACCCGACACCTCCACCCATCACGATTGAACACGTACTCCTTTATCTCTCCTACACCGAAGCGCTGTCTTTCAGCTCTGCTCATTATCAACCTTCTTTTCTAACTCCAGGATGTAGTCGGCCAGCAGCTCAATAGCCCGCGGAATATAGAACTCCCGAAGCGAATCTCCTGTAGCTGTACCTGCACGCAACACAGAGCGAACCGACTCATTTTGAATCTGCTCGATCCTCTCTTTCAGCGGTCTTTTTTCCATGCATTGTCCTTCTGAATAGTAGGGAGAATCGCTGAAGCAGCGAGGCCCCCGAGAATCAGAATAATAATGAGCAGGTAAACAATCACACCGAAGACGATCATAACTTCCTCCCCGTACCCGGCCCGAGCGGAATTGAACCGCCGACATATGGCGCGCGTTGCTTATGGGGAATCGGCATTGATCCGCTCGTTAGTGCGGCCGTCTGAACCCCGCCACCGTTCTACCTCTGAACTACAGGCCGTAAAACGCCTCTCCCCGGAGAAGAGGCTAAAGATCGCGGCTTGCACATTACCGGCTGTGCTGCCATCGCCGGGAAACTCTTCCGCCAAAGAGTGTCCGGGGACACCCTTACCTCTTTATCCCCGTAGGGCCTTAATAGACGACTTTCATCTCAGACAGATGTAACGTGAAGTACTCCGCAATCGCCTGGACCGCCGCAAGCTGCCAGGCGCCGCCATCCGCTTCGATGAGGGCCAGTTTTGGAATCTTCCCATCTTCGGCCCTCATTCGAAAAAGAAATTCGCTCTCCGGCTGTTCGATCTCCCGGAATGTTCTGTATGGTTTAAGGGTTACTATAGGCTTGGAGGTTGCTTTCTCGATAAGAGCACCGCTCATCCCGCGACGAACCGAAACCTCCTGGGTTATACCGTCATCCCGAGTACTAACCCCATCGGTTACAGTGAGCTTTGATGTGAAGGTGAAAAGCTCATCAATATCAGGCGTTGGTTTGAATTGAGAGCGAAGCTTGATCTGAAATACTTCACTTTCGAGAAAATCTCCGAAAGGAAAAGTCTCATATGAACTGTTGAGCTTCACCGTTGCAAAAAGATCTCTCTTTCTATTCTTCCCGTAGAGCTTTCCGTAGAGGTTCACCTCACTGTAGGAGGCCACGTGGATCAATAATTTACTACTGTCTTTTAGGTCTTCATCGATCGGCTCTGTCAGTAGCTCCACCAGGCCGGAAAGACTATCAAGATCGAGTTTGTCCGGGCTCGGCTCGAAGATAACCGGATTCATCTGCCGGGCTGTAAATTTGATTCCATCCACTTCCTTCTCAAGACTCTTCGCATCGAGTTCAACTATTGCATTTACTGCACTTCCATCAACCATGCTTTTGTACCCCTTTCATTTCCACTACATTTCCCTCGATCCCCTCGAGCTCCTGCTGCCTGGGATCGGAGACGTAGGCATTGACTTTCCCACCTTCCCCGGACAACAGAACAAACGATTCATGAGGCTTCACCGGTGCCAGTTTTGTAGTAGCCTCTACAGTTGTTTTCGCAGACTGACGATTTTTATCCGGCTTTACCTTGATCACAATTCGGACCTCTCGCTGGCCGTCCGATTTGGTATTCTCATCCGCTATGTTCTCAAGGAGCTTTTCCCATTCTTCATTGAACAGGTCTATAACCGCGCCGCTGTTCAAGGTGTCCAGCGATACCTTTTTGTAGTCCATGTATCCTCCCCTGTTTTAGAATCCTCATACCGGCAACGCCGGTTGTTTTGTTCTCTCTCTCTTCTTTTCCTTGATCCACTGCATGATCTCCTCATAGTCGAATCGCACGCGATTACCCAGTCGAAAAGATGGGATCTTCCCCTCTTCAGCCCACTTGTAGATAGTTACTGAGCTGAGCCGGGTGATTTCCGCTACGTCATCGACTTTAAGGAGCTTCTTCATACCTCTTCTACCGCCTGCACATATTCATCAAGAACTTCCTGCAGCTCAGGGTTAAGAGTGTTGTGTACAGACTTCTCAATCAGTTCATGCAGGAGAGCATTAGAAAGCTCCCGATCCTTGCCGTACAATACTTGCTCGTAGATACTTTTCATTGCTTGCCTTGCTTCCATATCCTTAACCTCTGAAATCCAGATGCTTTTGTTTGAGATTTGCCTTTATCCTGTCGAATTGCTGCCGGGCATAATCCGGGGAGGCAACCGCTTCTGCAATCGAGTAGCCGATTGCAAAATCCACCCGCCGCGCGGCTTCCGCGGGACCGAAGATCCTCCGAAGCTCGGCCAGCTGTGCACCGTTGGGAAAACGATCTATTCGATGATCCCCTCGGGATCTTCGTGCGTTCTCCTCGAGAAGATAAGCGAGGGTATAACGTCCACCGGCGAGAACAATGGCGATTGTCTCCGGTAGAGATAACTTCGCAGCTTTTCTACCTCGCGAATTCGCAATTTTTGCGCTTATATCCGCAGATTCTGCGGTTTTACGAGCCCAGCCCCTAACTGTAGATTCAGCGACATTACAGGTAGTCGCTATCTGCTGTATTGTCATCCCTTCCATTCGCCACTCCAGTTTTTTAAGTTGATATAGCCCTCCCCTGGGGTTAAAATGGTTATGCAAGAAACCAAATCATGATAGACAGATCCACCGGTTGTGATTTGAAGAGTAAATTTTCCAGTTGTTATCCGCTGCTTCGGGAAGTAGTAACGCTTCATTCGATGTTATCCCTCTTTTCCTTTTCACTCTCTTCATAGATCCCTCGATACTCGATCAGCAGCGCCCGGGTGCCCTTATCAGTCCGCTCCGGATGTCGCCTGACTGCCGCGTTCAGTCGACGGATCCGGCTGTGCAGAGCATTCATTTCCTTCACTGTCTGACCTGTCTTTATACTCACCTCTTATTCCCCTGTTACCGTCGGGATTTACTTCCAGGTTAGCCGTCGACTCTCTCTTCATTGGTAATGAAGAAACTGAATCGCCCAACGTCTTTCAGCTGTCTCCCCATCGGGCTATTCATATATTCCTCTTTCGCTTTCTGTTTTGCCTCTTCCTGGGAGCTTGCTACGTATCTACCGGCGTTGTAGACCCCGGAAAAACTGTTTGCTTTTACCGTATACAACTTCATTCAATCACCCTTCCTCTATTGACGTATGAGCCGGACGGGACTCGAACCCGATAGCGTGCCCCACATTACACTGCCGGCTCATGCTGCCGGTCTTCCAACCGGCCCGGCGGTCCCGTCTCCGCTTTGAAATGCCTGATAACCGTCAGACATTCGGAACGGCGCGATAACCAGTGTCCGGCGCGACCCGGAGGGGATAGACCAGCCATTCCATGTGCGGTGTTCCCGCGGTGGTGCCGCGGTAATTCCTGCCATCTGCACAGCCGCACGCTTACGGCCTCACTGGTTGCCGGGCCGATAATTCCCGGCAGGTCGGATCGGCCTTTCACCGACATGGTTTTTATCAGGTTTCGCACAGGGACCATCTTTTTACGGACAGTTTCATGCCTACTCCCTGGGTTTTTACGGCGGTTGTTCCTTCCTCCATATTGCGGGGGCAGGAATCGAACCTGCGACCTGGAGGATATGAGCCTCACGGGCTACCTCTGCCCTACCCCACAATAAAAGCCGGACCGCTGGACGTTCAAATGAGCGGTCCGGCGCAAAGTATTATTGCCGGTTTTTACCATTGGCCTGATGAATACACGGTCCGGCGCCGTGCGCCTGCGGCTCATCAGATACATAATCGAAAGACAGGTTCCGGCCGGCACTCCCCGGAACAATCGCTGTATAAGCAACGACGATCCAATTTCTCAAACCTTTCCTCCTGTTGGTGGATATGGTTTTTGCTCCTTTTGATGCTGTCTGACCCTCCCCAACACCTTCCAGGTCATACAAAGCTCAATCTGTATTGAATCTGTAGGCGGGCCCTTTCCGGAAAGCTGCTCTATAACCTCGGGATCCTCCAGCACGAGAAATCCCGCCCCCTGAAGCGTCTCAATGGCCTTCCTATACACGAGAAGCTGGTTTTCCCGTATCACATCGAGCCCCTGTTCTATCGCTTCGTAGATTTCACTGTTCATACCAGGTTTCCGGTCTGCTCCTGCAGCTCGTTCTTCTGCTCTTCCCTGTCTATACCTTCAAGAATCCAGCGCTTTATGGTTTCCCCTTTTTTCAAGGCGGGATGAGAAGTGAAGAAGAAATCGATTTTCTCTGATTCGGCTTTAGATGTCTTCATTGAGACCTTTGTAAAACCTAAACTGTCTTGTATGGGACGTTTCATATTTGAATTATTGTCTCATATAAAACTATTGTCAAGAGTTTTTTTACGCTATTTAGGACAGTTTTGTACGATAATATAGGTATGAACTTTTGGATTCATGTCAAAGAAGAAATCAAAAGGCAGAATACTACTCAGGAATGGATTGCAGAGCAGTGTGGTATTAGTTATGCTACTTTTCGCGGCTGGATAAATTACCAGCGTATACCTCGAGCAGACCAGGCGGTCGCCATCGCTAAAGCCCTCAACACCACAGTGGAGTATCTGGTAACGGAAGAAAAGCAGGATGCCTGGAGGCCGCCGCCGCGGTATGCGGACATCGTCCGTTACCTCGATGTGATGGACAATACCGGAATCGAGGCAGTGAGAGTGCTGGCAGAAGGGTACGCTTCAAGATCAAAGCAGCCGGAAAAGAGAGAGGCGTAATCAGACTAACTGCAAAATCCTTCCCTTTCCTTCCTGACTTACCTATCCATATCGAATGAAGCAACAGAGTAGATTTTTTCCTTTATTTCCCCGTTTTCTGGTGTATAATGTATCTATATATTGATATGTCTTTGGAAAATGTAACAATTCAGTCATCTTTACTTTTTTTCCTATTTAATTCATCGGATATAAATTGGTTATTTATTAACGTTTGGAGGTATTTATGAAAAAAGCAATTTTTCTTATGGTTCTGCTTGTCTTGGCATCTTCTGCATTTGCACAGTTCCGCGGTATAGATTGGGGGGTTACCATCGATGAAGTGAAACAATCTGAGACTGCAGAACTACTGGCCGAAGATCCCGAATATCTGGTCTACTCAGATACTATTGGTGGCCTTTCGGCACATGTATATTATCTATTTCATAATGGCAAATTTTTTAGAGGAACTTATTCTTTTAATGAAAGACACAGCCAAAAAAACATGTTTATAGACGATTACTATAAAATTAATTCTTTGCTAAAAGAAAAATATGGCGAACCTAAGGCGGAAAAGATAATGTGGCTGAATGATCTCTATCGGGATGATAAAGATGAGTATGGGTTTGCAGTCTCTTTAGGACACTTGAAGTATTATTCAGATTGGGAAACCGATGATATCACAATAAGAAACATACTTGCCGGCGATAATTATGAAATCAATCACCTAATCTTTTACGAATATAAACCGCTTTCAGAACAACAATCGGAAGCGCGGAAGGAAGAAGCTAAAGATAAATTATGATTAACAGCAATATAAAAAAATTGGAGGATTTTTAAAGATGTCTGAAAAAAGTAAAAAAGGAAAAACAGGGATCATCTTTTTGTTCTTAGTTATTCTTCTTCTCTTGGTTTTCTTTACAACAGGGTTTTTCGTAGTGCAGCCAATCGGCGCAATCCCAGAAGGAATCACTATCTGGTATTTCAGATCTGGTACAAACTTCGATTTCATCGATTCAGCTGACGGTTTCCTTTTAGAGAACTCCAATGGGGTCTCTCTATTGGGACGGGCAACTGTAATCAGTGAATTTCAAAAGATGACCCAGAATAAAACTATTCTGAAGCTTCCTTATATGGAATTTATGTATAAGATTTCTACCGGCGGGGTTGAGTTCGAAAAATAAAAATCTTTAAATAATGGGAGTTGTATATGGATTTATTTAAATGTCCCGTTTGTCAAAATGGAACTGTTGAAGGAGAAAAGAAAGACAAGAAAGTTGTATGCAATACATGCGGATCTTTATTCCTTTTCGAGAAGGGCTTTGGAAATCATTATATTCTAAAAAAGCTTGAAAATGATTCATACAAAGAACGGTTCAAAGAGCTCAGAAAGCGTCAAAGCGATGTAATCGGATTAAGTTTAGAAGATTGGGATTCAATTGCCAATGGTGGAAATACCAAAGAAGAGCAAAAAGTAATTGATCGGAAACAAAAAGCAGCTGATAAAGAGAAAACCCTCAATGAGATGATAATAATTACAACTAATACAGTAGAAGGGAAATCAGTCAAGCAGTACCTTGGTATTGTAACAGGCCAGGTTGCCGCTGGAATTGGAATATTTAAAGATGCGTTTGCTGGTATAAGGAATGTGGTCGGTGGAAGATCTGAAGCCCTGCAATCGTCAATGAAGACGATGAGGGAAGAAGCTATCAAGGATATCAAAGAGGAAGCTTTTAGCCGTGGTGCAAACGCCATTATTGGTGTAAGTCTTGATTTCGATGAGTATGCTGAAGGCATGATGCTTCTTACTGTTTCCGGCACTGCAGTTGTTATTTAGATGAAAGAACACTGCTCCAATATATGTCAACAGATAGAACAAGCTTCAATTTCAGCATCTGGTATTAAAATTCAAATCAAGAATGGTAATGCATCCAACGTGCTTGAGATGATTAACTTCGCTGCCGCAGCTTCAGAGAATAATGTCTCTCACTATGTGAAAGAATTATTCTATAATTCGAATATAGGAGTTTGCGGTATTGATGTAAAAGCTGTAGTTGAACCAGAAGATCCAGCGGGGAGAGAAATTGCAAAAATAGCCGAAAAGCACCTATCGCATTTTATGTTATTTGGCTTACAGAAATGAAAAGTGAAAATATCTTATGTTCAATTATTGAGTATGCATATAAATGGAGGATAGACGATGCTTTCACGACGATACACTCTTATTGAACGACTCATTTTTCTTTTTTTCATTTTAGTTCCTATTTTTACTATGGGGTGTCTTTCCTACCAGATACCAGGCCTAAGGAGACATCCTGAGTTTACAACTGAGTCGCAGCTAGAAATCATTATTGGGCTAGCTCCTGAGGAAATCGAGAAGAGGTTTGGTCCACCAGACAGAACATCAATTGAGATGCAAGGCACAGCAACACATAGCCCATGGCAGGCTTTAGTATACGAGTATGTTATGGGACCTCATCCTCTCGGGAAATATGAATACTCTGACAATATAAACTCATTCGCTTTCAGTTCCGACGACGGGTGCTTACAGTATTGGGATATTCAACTAGCTTACCCGGTCGATACATCTCAGACTCCTTTAATCGAAACTGAGAGAGAGATAGTATTTTTCGATGGCATTTATGTTGGACAGACAAAACGAGGTGTTCCACATGGGAAAGGTAGGTACTCATTAACATCAGGAAGCGTATACGAAGGTGATTTTGTAATGGGAAGTCGAACAGGAGAAGGTACATTTTTCTTCTCATCAGATGAGAAATATGTTGGAAAATTTCTAGCTGGACGTCCAATTGGTGGTTTGTACACCTTTACTGATGGTACAAGCGTGCAGGCTTACATGGACGAATATGGAGAGTGGCAGATTGAATGATGAAATAAATATATTCTATCGTTGATAACCTATTCAACTAAATATTGTAATGTGTTTTTTCAAATTTACTTTGATAAGAACTTTTAGCTTATCCAAATTATATACTAAAAATTGAGGATTTAAATTGTTTGAAATAGGAAAAGAATATAAAAGAAGCTCTGATATTCGTAAGCGGCAATTCTTACCTTGCAGCCTGCAGCTGTTCCGGTGTTACATTAAAGTGTAACAACGCAGCATAATCATCATCATTGAGACAATACGGAATCTGCCTGAATATGTAGTGCAGATATTCAAATGGCTTAAGATTATGCAGCTTTGCAGATTCAACGAGGCTGTAGAGAATTGCCGATGATTTGGCCCCTGCAGGGCTACCGGAAAACAGCCAGTTTTTCCTGCCGATTACAAACGGTCTGATCGCCCGTTCGGCAGCATTGTTTGCTGGAGTCAGCTCATAATGGTCAACATACGCAACCAGCTGTTCCCAGTTGTCCAGAGTATATGCAATTGCCTTGCCGAAGGACAGTCCGGACGGTGTTTGCCGGAACAGAGTTTCCAGTTTCTGCTTAAGTTCAGCAAAGATCAGTTCTGCCTTGTTTTTCCTCTGTTTGAGGAATCCTTTCGTGGAATACTGGTCCCTGAGATCTTCCAGTTCAAACAAAGCACTGATCAGATCAAGAATTGCCTTTGCTTCCTTGTCCTGCTTTTTTGTTGATTCCCAGTACCGGTGAAAATACCTTCTGGCATGGGCCCAGCAGAGGAAGTGAAGGATTTCACTGCCGGTTTCATTTTTTAGTTTCCTGATTGCCGTATGATATCCTTCATAATCATCACTCTGAAACAGCCCTGCATAGCCCCCCAGAAACTCATATGGTATGTCATGAGACCGGGTTTCTTCATATTGGTACACGATACATTCTTGGTCCGGCGGTCCACCAAGAAAAACCCACATCCATGATTGAGATTGATTTTTTCTGCCCGGTTCTTTCATAACCTGCACTCGTGTCTCATCACCGTTTATCGCCGGACCTGAGAGCAGGTGAGGACGGAGCAGTTTGTAGATCGGTTCGCACTTGATTCCGGCCTTTACTGTCAGATTACTTAAAGTAGCTCTGGGTATCGGCGCTCCAATCTGCTTCAGGCGGATCGCCTGCCGGTAAAACGGAAGGGCAAACTCGAATTTCTCGCTGATGCTCCAGGCCAGGAAACTTTCATCGGCCATGCTTCCCGGAATCAGGTGTTTCGGCCCCTGTGCCGTGATAACGCCTTTTTCGTCTTCCCGCTCCAGTCCTTCACAGTTTTCACAGACATATTTCTTTTTTATTTCCCTGATTACCGTTACTTCCGGCGGCTTAATTTTCAGACGTTCTGTCACATCCTCTCCGATGCATTTTAGCTCGTGACCACAATCACAGATTTTCTCTTCATCTGTCAGCTCATACACTTTTTCTTCCCGTGGGATGGATTGATCAATGCGAGTTCTCCCGACCTTTTCATTCACAGTACGAGTCTGGGGACCGATCTCTATGGTTTTCTTTGCCTTCTCTATCTGCTGCGGATCGTTCTGTTCAAATGCTGTATCTTCGGCCTCATTGAACAATAATCCAGTTCGTTCATCTTCCCCGGTCAGTTTCTCGGATTTGGTGCCAAAGTGCAGATACTGCAGGAGCTTTACCTGCTCTTCAAGTTTGATAATTTGAATATCTTTTTTTGAGATTTGTTGTTTGAGTTCTTTGATTTGCTGCAACAAAGCTGCTTCGTTCATTGCAGAAATTTTATCAGAGTTGTCTGGAAATTAATACCCCTAAACCCGGGAAAATGATAATTCCTGATGAGCTTTGAAGAAATCTATTCCTGCCAGCAGCATCTCCAGCTGCTGGTAGCTTATTTCCACTGCTTCCTGTTCTGTCCCAGGCCAGGGGAACTTCTGTTTTTCCAGTTTCTTCTGCCAGAGACAGAAACCGTTTTTGTCCCAGTATACAATCTTAAGATTTTTCCTGGTCCGGTTACAGAACAGAAACAGGCATTTCGAGAATGGGGACAGACTCATTTCATTCTGCACTATGACGGACAATCCATTGATCGCTTTTCTGAGGTCAGTTATCCCGGGTTTCAGATAAAACTGGTATTGGGCAAGATCCAGAATCATCGGATATCCTGCAGGACACGGAGCGTTGTTTCGAGAGTCTTCTGATCGACGCCTTCGGGTATTTTCAGGATGAAACCTTCTGCCTGGATGAGCAGAGATTGCGGCTGTATCGGTTCTGTTTTCAACGGCAGTTTTACCAGTTGCGTTTCTGCTCCCTGATGCTTTTTCCGGTTTTTGTAAAATGTATTCGGGTGAATCCCTAATCCGGCGCAGAATTCTTCCACAGTGACGTTACTGTTCTGATATTCACTTATTGTTGCCGGCCAGTCGATTATTTTCCTTTTTGGCATGTTCTTCTCCTGCATGTTTTGACAGAAGTATACTTGGTCTTTTTCAGATTACAAGAAGGAGAGATTTACCGCTTACTGATATTCATGAAAAATATGGTGGTCAAGAAAGAGGCGGAATATCAACACCAAAAAACTATCCTGTAATATTTCTTTTTACTTCTGATCGAGGTGAAGAACATGGCTATCGAGATGAGTATCGAGAAGACGGATTATTTTGGTATACAGGAGAAGGCCAAACTGGCAATATGCAGATGAAGGGTGGCAATAAATCTATTATTAACCATGTTAAGGATGGAAAAACCCTCCATTTATTTGAGCAAACGCGAAAAACCTACGTTCGTTACGTTGGAGAAGCTGAGTGCGTTGGGTATCATGAGGAGTTGCGACCAGATTCTAATGGAGATCAAAGAATCGTCTTCATATTTCATATTGCTCTTTATCCTTCCTCAGACGATGTTAGCGTTGTTGTTGATAACACACCTGGAGATTTTAAAAACCTTCGTAAAAAATCATTTAGTGAGCTTAGAATAGCAGCTTTATTAAAAAGCAATGAGAACATATCTATTCGTGAAAAAATAATGAGCTGTAGATATAGAGCAAAGTCAATAAAATTGTATGTTTTCAAAAGAGCTAATGGAATATGCGAAGGTTGTGGTGAAAAAGCCCCTTTTTCTACTAAGACCGGGCCATATTTAGAATGTCATCACTTGTATAGATTAGCTGACGGGGGGGCCCGATCACCCTCAAAATGTAATAGCTCTATGTCCAAATTGCCACAGAAAAGTTCATTATGCTTCACAAAGAGAAATTTTTGCCAAATTACTGAAGCAAAAAGTATTAGATCTTGAAGGTATAGCTCAGAACTGAGCAAATATAAAAAATCTGAACGCGCATATAAGACTCAGTACAGAAAGAGACGTGTAGGTTCGATTTGTTAGCAATATTACTCCAGATGGAATTGTGAATAAACATGTACATCAGCCTGCCAAATATTGAGTTTACAATCTTCGTATATATAGGCTATTATAAGTTCATCAAAATTAAACCACCGATGGAAATATTGAATGGACCTCTTTAGCTACTTACCCCAAGATGTAAAACACCTGGAAGATACCAGAAGCATCGATAAAGCAATCCCACAGATAGCAAAAACTCCCGAACTAATGATAGAAATTCATGATGCAATTGGAAAAATCCCGACCGAACACAATCTGTATAGAGCCGATTGCCGCGAAATCGATTTTCTAAAGCCAAATTCAATTCATTTAGCCCTTACTTCTCCGCCCTACTGGACTCTTAAACGTTATCGTGACTCAGAAGGGCAACTTGGACATGTAGATGATTATGAATCTTTCCTAAATGAACTTGATAAAATTTGGTCACAGGTCTTAGAAGCTATAGTCCCTGGTGGACGATTGATCTGCGTTGTTGGAGATGTGTGTTTATCCCGAAGGAAGAATAAAGGAGAACACACATGCATCCCTCTTCACGCCTCAATTCAAGAGCATTGTAGAAAAATTGGATATTCAAACCTTGCTCCGATTTTCTGGCATAAAATCGCAAACGCATCATATGAGGTTAAAGGTGGATCGGGATTTCTCGGAAAACCATATGAACCGAATGGCGTTGTAAAGAACGATGTCGAGTATATTCTTATGTTCAGAAAACCGAAAGGTTATCGAAAAACGAGTCAAGCAGCCAGACTTCTTAGTGTAATCTCATCGGAGAATCATCAAAAATGGTTCCGACAGATCTGGACGGATGTACCAGGTGCCTCAACTCGAGAGCATCCAGCTCCATACCCTTTGGAACTAGCAAGTCGGTTGATTCGTATGTTCAGTTTCGTTGGAGATGTAGTTTTTGATCCATTCATGGGTACTGGAACTACTAATTTAGCCGCGGCACTATGGGGAAGGAATAGCATTGGTGTTGAACTAGATCAACACTATTATTCATTATCTCTAAAACGGCTCAGGGATAATCAAAAGGATTTCTTTTCAAAAATAACAATAAATGATCATAGCAAGGAGTTTGTAAAAAATCATGAAAAGTAAATTGACCTTATCGGATGCTATTAAATTTTTTTGGGAGACTAGGACTAAGCAAGGAGATACCCAAGGTATTGTCACCGGTACAAAAGATGCTGGCAATAGAGCCCTTGTAACAGGGGGAAAGCAGTTAGATGGCTTCATTGAGCTTTTCGCTCAAATAGTACAGGATGAAGGTATACCAAAAGATTACGTGCATATTAAAAAAACAACATTACCAGGTTATTATCGCCCAACAAAAGAATGGGATTTCTTGATTGTAATTGATGGTACGTTGGTCGCTACAATCGAGTTTAAATCACACATTGGGCCCTCTTTCGGGAACAATTTTAACAATCGTGTTGAGGAAGCATTAGGAAGTGCAACTGATTTAAACACCGCTTATAGAGAGGGCGCTTTCAGTCCTTCTTCTAAGCCATGGTTGGGGTACTTAATGCTTTTAGAAGATCACCCAAAATCTCAAGTACCGGTAAAAACAAAGGAACCACATTTCAAAGTTTTACCTGAAATGGAAAATGCCTCTTATAAAAAGCGTTATGAACTTTTTTGTACACGATTAGTAAGGGAAAGACTATACGATGCTTCTTGCCTTATTTTATCATCAGAGAAGGATGGTGTGGAAGGAAAATATTTTGAACCATCAGATGAAATTTCTTTTAATCTTTTTGTAGCCTCTTTAAAAGGTAGGATCCAGACAATAAAAAATCAACTATAAATATCCTATCCCTAATAACAGATTGAAGTGGATGAGTGCATGATCAGATCCACTTCAGTAAGAATCTATGCTACAAACCCACGATGCTCATAGTAGCCCTTTTCCATTCTCCATGCTACCATATAGAGTGCCCCGGAACATCTTATGTCTCCAGTCAGTAAATTGTATCGATTTTCCAGATCACTACCCATATGGTAGTATAAATGACCGAAATCGAACATTAACTGCTGGATTGCTTCAAGCTGCTCGTCAGTATAGCGTTTAGCCATCATAGTACCTCCTTATAACGACGAGCACCCACATTTAACTTGACACCAAGTAAAATATATACGATACTGAAAGCGTCACCAATCGTATCGGTTGAGTGCTGGCTATAACCATTCTTGGTCCGTCAGTATTTAGCCAATGTAAAAAGCCAGTCGGTAGTCATGCCTGCAGATTGGCTTTTATTATTTTACAATCCTTAACCTTCTCTTTTTTTCAGGATTATAATATTCTCCGTAAAGCTCATCAAAAATTTCTTCACTTATTCGCAACATAGAACACAATTCATTCTTTTGATAATGCAGTTCATCTTTGAAAACTGTAATTATTTCTTTCATTAATGTTGGACTTTCTTTCTCTAAAACAACAGGCTCTTTAGTTCTGTATCCATATTTACTCATCTGCATCCAAAGCCATCTGACTGAATTTTCTGGTATTGCATTTAGATCATCTGCTCTTTTAATTAGGGCTCCTATCGAAATGCCCCATTTTTTTTTCAACTTGGCGTAATATTGCAGATTTTTTTGATTTCTAAGCTCATTTTTTATCTCTGCTGCAGGAGCAAGAAATTCAGCAGCAAAAGCCCACGCCTCCTCTTCCATCTGATCAGTCGGTATTTCATGCATCACTATATGCCCTAATTCATGTCCTAAGCTAAGTCGAAAACGATCAGTTGGAAAACTATTATTAATAAAAATAATAGGATGCGAGCAGTTGCCTATCATTGTAAAAGCATCAATTTGAGATGTACCAAATTCCATTGGGAGGATAACGATTCCTTGATCTTCCAATACCTTTGTAACATTCTTTATCGGCCCTCTTGGAAGTTTGAAAGTAGTTCTTACTTTTTGGGCTATTATCTCTGGTGTATTTTGCTCATTTATTTCAAAACGAGGTACTTTATCATCGACCTCAATATCATTCTCAAGTATATTGATATGGATTCGAATTAAGTTAGCAGTTGCCTCAATTGAACTCTTTATTTTCTTTCCTAATCCACTTCTTTTCCTATGTAGAGGAGTTGCAGGTGGATAAAAGCTATCATTTATAAAAAAGAACTCTTCTGGATACCCTAGTACCTTAATTAAACTTTTCAACTCGTTATTACTTGGTACTTCTCCAGGAATACCACTCTCATATCTAGATATCTTTGATTGTGAGATCATTGTCTCATTTGATAATTGAGTCTGGGACATTCCTTTCACTAGACGAGCTAAAGCTAACATGTTGCTATTAAAACGAGGAATTCCAATCATCCTGTCTTCTCTCCTTCCTTCTTTTTCTTCACTCTGACTCTCTTTGTAGGCTTGAAATTTTCTTCTTGTGGGATTTCAAATAGTTCATAATTCTGAATATTCATATTTGTCAGATTGATTGACCAATAATTCCCATTTAGCCCAGGACATACAACATGAACTTCACCAAGATCAAGCTCAATATCATCTAACGTGTATCCTAGATATACATTTGTATAGCCAAGCATATTAAACTCAGTCTGTTGCGATTCAAACAATCTTGAGCTTTTGGTATGGTTATATGAAGCTCTTAATTCTTTTTTAGTCAGTTTTTTAATTTTTATTAATAGTTTCTGCTTGTATACAAAGTATGTAGTACCTTTTTTAGTAAAATACGTTATTTCCTCAACAGAATCAGCATAGTCTCTAAAAAACTGTACAGCATAATCTCGAACTACATTGGCTTTTGATCTTGGTGAAATATAACTTAGTTCACTCGCATGGTGATCATCAAATTTCTTAAAGCTTCTTTCGAAAATATCAATAGCCACACCATAATACTCTTCTGCAAAACTGTTTCCAAATTCCCTTTTCAAAATCACCTCCCAGTTTAGGCTATTATACTGAGAAGTTGTAATTTTGTCAAGTTCTATTCATAATCTATGTTGTAATTTCTGTTATTTTTATTCAATATATTTTGAATATTACCATAACCCATTTATCTTTGCCTGATATCTTTCAAAAACCTTGAACATCTCTGGATTGATCTGCAAATAGTTTTCACTAACTTCTTCTGATCGATGCCCCATCATATCCATGATCGTTTTCAGATCCATATTTCCGTGCATTCTGCTTCGGAAGGTATATCGAAGCGTATAAGGGGTGAGCCAGCGATCCCCGGAGTTTATCCCATTCTTTATCAGTACTTTCGAAAATCGGCGACGGTAATAATCTTTTCTTACAAACCCGCTATCGAAAGTGAAGATAAACTCATCCGGGGCAATCTCATTTGATTTGACCCATCGCACCAGTTGGTTCATAGTTGAGGAAGGGATCCGGACAAACCGCAAGCGCTTATCATCACTGGTAGATTTTTTCAGCGGTGCGATTCTATCAGTACTATCGAGCTGATGGACTATATAGATGGTGTTGTGCTCCGGAAACAGCTGAGTCGGCTGAAGCGCACGTACCTCCCCAGGGCGCATACCTCCCTGCAGCTGCACTTTAGCCATCAAGCCGAACATATAACCGGACCGATCCCCCTCTGCCAGGCTCCACCGTTCATGTATATCCACCTCATCGGCAGGGAATAATTTCTTCAGCTCCTCATCAAACAAAATGTCTCGGTGTTTACTATTTCGTGCCGCTCTCTCGATATCCGGTAGGTGTTGTATGAGCCTGGCCTTCTTGGCTGCCCTCATCACGATCATATAGGTCTCAATGATGGAGTTTTGAGAGCTGCCTGAAAGAGGCGGCATATCCTCCTCCTTCTGACTCTTCTTTTTTGGTTTCCAATGCAGGCGCGTGAGCCAGCTTTCGAACTCGAGATCACTAATCTGGTCGATTCGGTACCCTCCAAACCGTTCGACAATTCGTTCGAGGTCTCCCCGCCGGCCGGATACCGTGGCAGGTTTCAGATTTCGATGCCTGGCAAGATAGGGACACCTCTCCGGGTTTGTGAAAAAGTCACTGGCGAAAAAGGCAAACTTCGTATGATTCTCTATTCGCCTCTCATCGGCTTCCCACTGATCTATCTGAGATTTTGCATCACTTTTGCGTTGATACCGTTCGGTATGAAATCTCTGGGCCTCTCCTTCCCACCACCAAATTTCATACCACCTTGTACGGGCATTTTTATTCGGCCGTACCTTTATATGATACTTTTTCCTGGGTCTGCCCATGCCTTTCCTCTCGCAGGTAGTGTAACATAAAATGCATCTGCTGTGTAGTTTCTGGACTATTTCAGGACTGGAGGGCAT